AGAAGTATTTGAACCATGAGTACTGCTCCTATTATTACTGATCTACAAAAGATCAATCCTTCAGCGATAATTGAATTATTCACTATTACAACTGAAGCTGCAATACATGGATCAACGGCTACTTATAGATTTCATGCTGGTACAAATAGAGTAGGAAATGGAGATATTATCTGGGCTGGTAATACTTATGTAAAAATGCCGATACAAGCAGAAGGTTTTGCTTATACAAGAGGACAATTACCAAGACCAAATTTAGTTGTTAGTAATGCTCTTAATACAATTACTGCAATTTTGTTAAATGTAAATGCAACAACAGCAGGTAATGATTTAACAGGAGCTACAGTTACAAGAATTAGAACTTTAGCAAGATATTTAGATTCAGTAAACTTTCCAGGTAATACTAATCCATTGGGAACACCAGATCCTACAGCAGAGTTTCCGCAGGAAATATATAAAATTGACAGAAAATCATCAGAAAATAGAGAGACAGTTACATTTGAATTAGCTGCAGTATTTGATCTTGCTGGTGTTCGTGCTCCGAAACGTCAATGCACAAGATCCATATTTCCTTCGATTGGTACGTTTAACTAATGGATTGGAAACAAGACGCACTTCTTCATGCGAAAGACCAAGACCCAAAAGAATCTGTTGGTGTTTTACTAAATATTAAAGGTAAACAACAATATTATCCCTGCGGTAATCTTTCTACCTATAGCCATCAATGTTTTATTCTTGATCCAGAGGATTATGTAAAAGCAGACAATTTAGGTGAAATAACAGCTATTATTCATAGTCACCCTGTAACACCACCAACACCAACTCAAGCTGACAAAGTTAGTTGTGAAGATAGTGGCTTACCCTGGTATATTGTTAATCCTAAAACAGAACAATGGGGTTATTATGAACCAACTGGCTATAAAGCTCCATTATTGGGCCGTGAATGGGTTTGGGGTGTAACTGATTGTTGGTCTTTAGTAAGAGATTGGTATAAAGAAAATTTAGATATAGATTTAAGAGATTGGGAAAGACCTTTAACACCAGAGGAGTTTTTAAAAAATCCTATGTTTGAACAATGTGCATGGAGAACAGGATTCAGACAATTAAGACCAGAAGAAAAATTACAAAAAGGAGATTTATTATTTATGTCAATAATGAGTCCAGGTCTAAATCATGTAGCTTTATTTTTAGGAGATGAAATTTTACATCATTTAGCAGATAGACTGTCTTGTAGAGAGCCATTATCAGAATGGTTGTTAAAATGTATAGGAGGGAGGTATCGTTATGCTGCGTAAGGTAAAACTGTATGGCGAGCTTGCTAAAATTGTTGGCCATAAAGAATTAGAAGCAAAAGTAGATAATATTAGTCAATCCATTAGATTTTTAACATCTAATTTTCCAAAGGCAGAAAGATATATAGCAAATACTAATTTTAAAGTTTTAGTTGGTGATTATCAAATAAGTGAAAAAGAATTAGAAGATCCTATAGGAAAACACGATTTACATTTTGTACCTGTGATAACTGGTGCTGGAGGAGAAGGAGGATTAGGCAGAGTGCTAACTGGTGCAGCATTGATTGGTGTTGGTATTATATCTGGTGGAACAGGTTTTGCTCTTAATGCAACACAAGGAATAGGTTTTTTTGGAGGTGGATTAGCAGCAACGGCAGGAAATATCGGTGTTGCGTTAGCTTTAACAGGTGTGTCAGAAATGTTAGCTCCCACACCAAAAACTCCTGATTTTTCTTCAGAAGAAGATCCTAGATTATCTTTTAATTTTTCTGGTACGCAGAATACATCAAGAGCAGGTACTCCCGTTCCAATAGTTTATGGTGAAATATTTACAGGAAGTGTTGTAATAAGTGCAGGTGTTGATACTGAACAGGTGAGAGCATGACTAAACCTAAAATTATTAGAGGTGCTGGTGCTCCACCCCCTCCTTCCGCACCACCTCAACCTACAAGAACTCCTGATACTTTACATAGCAGACAATTTGCTACATTAATGGATTTAATATCAGAAGGAGAGATAGAAGGTTTTGCTTCTGCTTCTAAGGCTGGTCTAACAAAAGGAACAACTGCATATAATAACGCTGCTTTAAAAGATGTATTTTTAAATGATACTGCTGTTTTACAAGCTAGTGCTGACAATTCAAGTCCAGCTACAACTGATTTTAATTTTCAAGATGTAACTTTTGATCCTAGATTTGGAACTTCAGATCAAACTCATATCAATGGGATTGAAAGTAGTGAATCATTACAAACTGTTGGAGTTAATGTAACAAAGGCTTCTCCTGTTACAAGGTCAATAACAAATACAAATATTGATGCTGTAAAGGTAACAATAACTTTTCCTCAAATTCAAGTTGCGACAAGTTCTGGTGATTTATTGGGAAGTTCAGTAAATTTACAGATACAAGTGCAATACAATAGCGGTGGTTTTACTACTTTAATTGATGATACTGTTACAGGAAGAACTGCTGATGCTTACCAAAAAGAATACAGAGTAACTTTAACAGGTGCTTTTCCTGTTGATATAAAAGTTGTAAGAGTAACTGATGATCCGACAGATGCAAGCACAGTAAACACTTTTCAATTTACAAGTTTTTCAGAAATTGTTGATGATAAGCAAACTTATTTAAATAGTGCCTACGCTTCTTTACGCATAGATTCACAACAGTTCAGTTCTATACCAAAACGTAAATATCGTATTAGAGGAATAAAAGTAAGGATTCCTGGTGCTGGTGCTAGTAGTTCTGGAACACCTACTGTTGACAGTACAACTGGTCGTATTGTTTATCCTGATGGCTATATATTTAATGGAGTTATGGGTGCTGCTCAATGGTGTTCATGTCCTTCAATGATATTGTTGGATCTTTTAACTAATGTTAGATATGGATTTGGAGATCATATTACAGATAGTAATTTAGATTTATTTTCTTTTGTTACCGCTAGTAAATACGCAAACACATTGGTATCAGATGGATTAGGAGGACAAGAAGCTAGATTTAGTTGTAATGTAAATATTCAAAATAGTAATGAAGCATTTGATTTGATAAATGAATTAGCTGGTGTGATGCGTTGTATTCCTATATGGTCTGCTGGATCTATTACTCTTTCTCAAGATAGTCCTAAAGATAGTTCTTATATATTCAGCTTGGCGAATGTAGGAGAAGGTGGTTTTAACTATTCTGGAAGTAGTCTAAAAGCAAGACATAGTGTAGTTTCTGCTAGTTATTACAATATGGATTCGCAGGAAGTAGATTTTGAAGTTGTTGAAGATAGTGCATTAATAGCAAAGATAGGAACAGTAGTAAAACAAGTAAAAGCATTTGCCTGTACTTCGAGAGGACAAGCAAATCGTCTTGCAAAAAATATATTATTTGCAGAAAATAATGAATCAGAAGTTGTCACATTTACAACATCTCTTGATAGTGGTGCGATATGTAGACCAGGCAGTGTTATTGAGATAAACGATCCAGTAAGAGCAGGGATTCGTAGATCAGGGAGAGTAAGTGCTGCTACAACAACTCAGATAACAGTAGATGATACAGCTTCTACAGATTTACCTACTACAAATAATCCAACTCTTAGCGTTATTCTCCCTAACGGAACAGTAGAGACTAAAACTGTTCAATCTATATCTGGTGCTGTGATTACAGTTGCTTCTGCTTATTCTGCTACTCCGAATGTAAATACAGTTTGGTTATTGTCTAATGATACTGTTCAATCTCAAAAATTTAGAGTGGTAACAGTTGAAGAGCAAGACGGTATAAATTATGCAGTTACAGCTTTATCTTACGTTCCTGGTAAATATACATTTGTTGAAGATGGCACATCTCTTCCAGTTAGAACTGTATCAACCTTTATTGGTTTAAAAGAACCACCAACAGCTTTACAAGCTGAAGAAAAAATTGTTGTTATTAATAATCAGGCAGTATCAAAATTAATTGTAAGCTGGCAACCGATTACTGGAGTTACACAGTATCAAGTTAATTACAGATTCAACAATGGTAACTTTATATCTACAACAGTTTCTAGTCCTGATTTTGAGATATTAAATAGTGACGTTGGAACTTATGAAGTCCAAGTATTTAGTTTTAATGCTGCATTACAGTTAAGTGCAACATCAGCAAATTTAACTTTTGTTGCTCAAGGTAAAACTGCGTTACCAGGAAATGTTACTGGACTTTCAGCAGAACCTATTAGTGAAAAATTAGTAAGATTACGCTGGAATTTATCTACTGATGTTGACGTTATTCACGGTGGGCGTGTTTATGTAAGACATTCTACAAAGACAGATGGATCTGGAACTTTTAGTAATTCTGTTGATTTAATTGAAGCATTAGCTGGTAATACCACAACTGCTGAAGTGCCATATCTTGAAGGTGAATACATACTTAAGTTTAGAGATGATGGTAATAGATTTAGCCCAGGAGAAACAAGTGTAATTATTGATTTACCTGATAATTTAGTACCTTTAGTAGCACAAACTAGAAGAGAAGACTTAGATAGTCCTAAGTTTCAAGGAACAAAAACCAGTATTGATTTTGATTCTGCTACAGGGACTATTAACCTAGCTGGTTCTGGTTTGTTTGATACGATTACAGACTTTGACCTTGTAGGTTCATTAGATGACTTTGGTGGTATTGCAAGTTCTGGTACTTATGATTTTGGAGGAGCAGCAGGTAGTACAACTTTAGATTTAGGTGGCGTGTTCAGTCTCGATCTCAAACGTCACTTCCTAACAGAAGGCTTCTATCCATCGGATTTATTTGATTCTAGAGGTTTGATTGATGATATTACAGACTTTGATGGAGCTACAGCTACAGAGGTCAATGCTGAAATGTTAGTAAGAGTTACGCAAGATAATCCTGGTTCTGGATCTCCTACTTATTCTGATTTTCAGACTTTTGCAAATGGTACTTATAAAGGCAGAGGATTTCAATTTAGGGCTAAGTTAACAAGTAATGATACTGCACAGGATATAAGAGTTTCACAGTTAGGCTATACAGCATCTTTACAGAGAAGAACAGAACAAGGTAATCTAACAGCAAGCGGAGCAGGTGCAAAGGCTGTTACTTTCACTCATCCGTTTTTTACTGGAACGTCAGTATTACTTGGAGCAAATTCCAATTTACCCTCTATTGGTATCAATGCTCAAAATATGGCATCAGGAGATTACTTTGAAGTAAGTAGTGTATCTGGAACGGGTTTTACTGTTCATTTCAAAAACTCATCAAATGCTTCGATTGATAGAAATTTCACTTATCAGGCTGTCGGATTTGGTAAAGGAGGGTAGAATAGGCTCAATGTTACTTGTTTAAATGGCAGAACACGATTTTATAATTGATAACGGAACAGGAAGTGCAGTCCGTAGTGACATTAATAGTGTTTTACAGGCTATTGCGTCTAATAACAGTAAATCTGGTGCGTTGACAACCAACTATGCGTTTCAATGGCACGTTGATACATCTGATGGATTGTTAAAAATAAGAAATGCAGCAAATAATGGATATGTAACTGTAGGAACAGCAGCCAGTACTAATTTAGGATTGATGCCTCAAGCTGG